TTGAGTCCGTATAGGTGGTAGCGACATAGTCATGCTCGTACCATACAGGGCTAATAGAAAAGCCCTCGGTAGTAGGTGAGTGGTGATATAAGCGCAGAGTACTTGTTATTCCTCTACCCATCACCCACTACAGAAGGCTCATGGTCTTTGCTTATATCGACCCAACTATATCAAACTAATTGTTAAAAGTCAATATCTACTATCACCTCTCATCCATAACTCCAATAGCAAGCCCTAAAATAAAAGCCCCTATCAACGAAAGAGTTATTCCTAATATATCTATATTCTTTTTAGTTATTAATTTTAATATCCATTGCCCTTTACTCACCGTCTCTATATATGCAGTTTCCAGATATTGTATAATGATGCCACTCATTATTTACTTCAGGTATAATCAAGAGCTCTTTTCCCCCAATAGAAAACAAAGATCTATACCCCAGCCACTTTAAAACTTTTCTCACCATCCATAACGCTATCTTTCTAAACATATTTCTTTTAGTTGTTTACTAGACCCCCAATATCAGCCAGGCAAGGATTTCCGAGAGGTTGTTTCCCAGTGGGTACGAATATCCACTCGAAGATCTAACTCGTATAGTCACCTTGCATGATCACCACCTTCTTAACATGTACTCATCATTTCTAATGAGAACGAAGGGGGCAAGGTTCGAACTTGCATCCAACAAATTTATTGTATCCGTAGCTTTACTGCTGATAAAGCCATAATCACCACGGCACGCACCCCAGACATAGTTATCAACATTGCCATCCAGTGCGCTAAGACCTACCGGTTAGCCGACCCCTTCATTCTTACTAGAACCTAATTGTCAATAGAACGAGTAGGCTTTTGGTTTCCAGCGCCACGCCTACAGAGAATCAATTTTAAGGGGCCTCCTCAAACCCCGCTGGTTTCCCCTGTCCGCTCTGCCTTCATACTATCATTTGACAAAAGTAGTGTCAATACTTACAATACACCCAATGAGTATAGAAACAAAGAACAACTTATTTATAATGAAGCAGCTCTATAAGTGGAAAGAGCTAGCCGAAACACAAGCAATTATTATTAATCAACTATTATATGGTAAAGAGAGACTGGATTCAGATCCGAACAACAATATTCGCAAAAGATAAGCTCAAAAAGAAAATAAAAGAACACGGTTTTAAGAACATGACCAGTGCTATCACTCATGCGGTTAAGTCGGTATTCAGTGTGGATATCGGAAAGAAATGTATTGACAAGGACGAAGACAAGGAGTAAGGTAGAGACAGTTCAGCTTCACACTTAATAACGAGTGACCCGAAGAGAACCAAATATCATTAACCACCTACCTCATGAAGACAATACAAAACATTTTTTCCCCCTTCACTTGTAATGAGTGCGAGAACTCCCTCTCGTGGGATCCAAACAAAAGAAGTAATCCCCCATGTTATTTTTGTATAAGTGAAAAACTTGCAAAGAAAGACGAAGAGTGGAAAAAGATATCAGATTCAAACATTGATGAGCCTACTGGAGATAGCGATGAAGATTTTTGCCTTGACGGACGAGATTCAGAGTATGACCGAGCACATAACATTCACTCATAATGAAAACAGTTAAAACAACTAATATTAAAAAGAAGTATAAGGACAAACAAACAGGGGAGTGGAAGTCTCTCACTATAAAACATGCCATGGTTAAAGACAGGCTGAAAGAGTTTAGAGAGGAAAACACCAGGGGGGATATTGTAACTGAGCCAATGACAATTAACGGCGATTTGGTTTTTAAAGCCTTTATAATTAAAGACAAGTCAGATCTTGCCTCTGCCTCTGCAACAGGACATGTTTCATCGGCCTCTAAAAAAGGAAAGTCTTTTGAGGCACTGGAGACACTAGCTGTTGGACGTGCGTTGGCACTACTTGGGTATGGAACGGATGGAGGAATAGCCTCTTCTGAAGAGATGGAAAGATTCCACGAATATGAGAACGAGAAAAAAGAAGAAGCTATTCTCTCAATGAGAGCTGTAAAAACAATAGACGAACTCAAAGAGGTGTTTATGTCTCTTGGGAACTTGATGGCTGATCCAGAAGTTATTGCAATTAAAGATCAATTAAAACTTAAATTAACATCATGAAAACTTATCACAAAATTAAAACGCTGTGGAAAAGGGAGAGCGCCAAACCTTGCAACATGATTGTTGGCGGGTACGCCCTTCCAGAGTTTGAATTGTTAAAAGAACTTGATTGGGTTGCCACCGAAAAGATTGACGGCACAAATATACGCATAATGTGGGATGGGGATAAAGTTAGACTTGGAGGAAAAACAGATAGTGCCCAGCTACCAATGCCCCTCCTGGAAAAACTTAATGAGTTATTTACGGGAGAGTCCAACGAACAAGTATTTGAACAAACCTTTGATTGTGGAGAGGTTTGTCTTTATGGAGAAGGGTTTGGGGCAAAGATACAAAAAGGTGGAGGGAACTATGGGGATCCAAACTTTGTTTTGTTTGATGTAAAGGTGGGGGACTTCTGGCTGCAAAGAGAAGATATTGAAGATATAGCTAATAAACTAGGCATAAAGGTTGTGCCAATTGTTTTCACGGGATTTCTTGAAGATATAGCTAATTTTGTTGCCGAGGGTTTTAATTCTCAGTGGGGAAACTTTAAGGCCGAGGGGGTGGTTGCAAAACCTAAAGTAGAACTTTTAAACAGAAGAGGAGAAAGAATAATCACAAAACTGAAGCATAAAGACTTTTTAAAACTAAAACTATCATGAAAAAACGAATAAACGATATATATATTCAAGTTGAAGACTGGCATGTTTATGAACTAGAGAGACTTGTTTCGGAAGTTGAAGACCTCATAGAGAGCAAGATTTTAAAACTAAATAAAACATTATGAAAATACTTGGCCACGAACAAAACACGGAGGCATGGCTCGACGCTCGTAAGGGCTGCATAACAGGCTCAAAGCTTAAAGGGCTTATAGTAAAACATGGAACCAAAAGAAAGATTGGATTTTATGAACTACTGGCTGATCGTATCGCAATAGCTAGTGATGGAGAGAACCCTATGGAGAGAGGACATAGGCTAGAAGAAGAAGCCCTTGAGGAATGGAGCAAGAAGAACGACATGGAGGTAGAGCGTGTAGGGCTGTGCGTGAGCGACTTTAATCCCAATATAGCCCTTTCGCCCGACGGACTGATTAAAACGACGTCTGGAGAGTATACTGAGGCTGTCGAGGTTAAGTGCTTGTCGTCAGCAAGACACCTACGAACATACTTCGAAAACAAAGTGCCACTGGATTACATTGAGCAGGTAGTGCAATACTTTATTGTTATCGAGACCCTGGGGGTTCTGCACTTTGTTTGTTACGACCCTCGAATAGCATCTCTTCCTGTGTTTGAGATAAGAGTTGAAAGGGGAGACTTTGAAGACTTGATCGAGAAGTATAAGGATTATCAAGAAGAAGCTTTGGAAGAAATTAACAAAATGGCTGAACAACTAGCATTCTAATTATGGAAAAACAATTCCCAAAAGCAACAAGGCAACAGCAGAAATCCTTACATCTAGGGTGTACACTCCTAGGCAAGAAGCTTAATGATGCAGGGTTAAACCAGAAGAAAGTACTTGAAAAATTACCTGATATAATAGATGTACAATGGAACATGACCTCAATCAAGGAACTGTATAAAATATTGATGACGGCAATGTATGGCTACACATCAACAACAGAACTAAGTACAAAAGAAATATCAAGTGTATGGGAGAGGTTGATGGATATACTAATGAAAGAATGGGGAACAGAAGTTAACGTACCGTTCCCAGATGAAACACAAACAAAGAAGTATTTAGAATCATTTAAAAAATAAACATGCCAAGAAAAACACATCGCCGAGCTGTTGTGGGAATTACCTACCCAGAAAGAGTACAAGATGCTTTAAAAAGAGGGGTTCTTAGTCCTTCGGATGTAGGAGAAACAACATTAACAAAAAAGGACAAAGAGAAACTCAGGGAAAAAGGAGGTAAGCAATGGAGTGGGCCTTATCATATTTAACAAAAAACCATGAATACACGGGAACTAATTAAGTCAAAAAAGTGGAAAGATCTATGGAACAACAACACGGACTTAAGAATGCAGGCGGAATTGGTTATACTTGAAGCAGCAATTGAACAAACACAAAAAGACAAACAACAAATTAAAGAAAAGCTGGAAAAACTACTAGGGCTTAACCAAAAACCATGACACGTAAAAAATTTAAAACAGGACCAAAGAAAGAATACAACCTAGGATCCTTCGTTATGGGAGCGCTAGCAATGCTGATCTGGTCTACTATCATCATCCACTTTCTCCCTTATATTTTACAACCTTGTTAACAACAAACCTATGAAAGCAGAAATAATAAAATACGCAAAAGGAATGGAGGCTAGTGAGAAGATTTACACATGGTTGGAAAAGCATGTGTTCACACAAGAGAAACTAAACCAGCAAGAGGTTGAACACATAGTTGACTACCTTGTTTCTGACAAAGCTCCAAGGAACCTTTCAAGGGCAAGCCTGAAGCAGATGAGCCTAAACACAAAAAAATGGACAAAGGCCTTAGAAAAAAAAGGAAAAAACATTAAGGAGAGTAAAAAAGATACCAAGGTAGTATTGGACTTCAAAGACGGATTCAAAATAGTTAAGCTTGTGGGAAAAAACGCCTACAAAAGAGAGGGGTTTCTGATGCGCCATTGTGTTTCTGGCTATTACGGAAAAGATGACGAAATATACTCATTGAGGGATAAGAAAAACATGCCACACGCAACTTTATCCAAAAGCTCCCAGCAAATAAAGGGAAAGGGCAATGGTTCCATCAACCCTAAATATATAAAATATGTGGTTGAGTTTCTAGAGCACGTTGGTATAGAGGTAAGGGATTCCGAAATGCAGAATCTCGGCTATATTAATATAGAAAATATAAAAGACGATAATGCCGTTTTTCCTGGCTTATTTAAAGAAAAATATTTTTACAAAGAAGATGTTGATAAGATTGTTGACAGTAATGGGGACAAGTATGAAAACATGACATTGTGGAAAGCTTTTGGGCTTTTTAAGTTTGACGCTAACCTAAAAATTAAATTTAATTTCTCTGTTTCAAAAAGTTTAAAGAATTTTAAAAAATTATTTAAAAACAAAAAAGACAATAGTCAGCTCAGTGGAGGAGACGATAGTCAGCTCAGTGGAGGAAACCGTAGTCAGCTCAGTGGAGGATACAATAGTCAGCTCAGTGGAGGATACAATAGTCAGCTCAGTGGAGGAAACTATAGTCAGCTCAGTCTTGACGGCAAAAACGGACTTGGCATAGCTGGTAAAGACGCAAGAATTAAGGGAAAGGTGGGCTCTGCTTTTGCGCTAGCGGTATATGACGAAAACAACAACATTACAGATATTGTCTCTGTAGTAGTTGACGGGAAGAAAATAAAAGAAAATGTGTTTTACACAATTAAAAACGGCGCTCTTGTTGAATATATACCACCTAACAATTAATACCTATGAAGCCACCATTCAAAGAATTAAGAAAAATAATAGACACCAAAGAAGAAAGGGAGGAAACAATTGATCATATAATGATTGAATACTCACCAGAGGCGGTAGCGATGGTACTATCACACACAATCAAAACCCTTTACTTAAAAATAGAACGAGCAATGAAGGCGTATGATGATAATAATTTATAACTAAAAGAAAGATGAAGTGGATCAAAATGAAATTAAGAGAGTTCAGAAAGCTATTTTGGATTAAGTGCCCAGAGTGTGGGGGGAGGGTAAGATTTGTGTTTATAGATATGGAATTTGACAAGGCAGTTTATGAATGCCTGGAGTGCAAGAAAGAATTTATTTAAACCCAAAACCCCATGACAACTAAAAAACAAATAGAGGCTCTAGTAGAAACGCCAGAGCACTCACAGATTTTTTAATCAATATTTTTCTAACAAAACAATTATGACTAACCTAGAAAAAATCAAAGCGGCTTGGGCAATGGGATGGAGTGCTACGATTAAAACCATCCGAGTCTCAAGGCAGGTAGTGGGTATTCAAGATGGAGGTGCTATTGTGCTGAACACTGGCTCAACTCTCCCAGCATGGATGGATCACGAAGCGCTTGAAATCACAGGCTATAAGTACGCTGGAGGGCTCGCAGGTAATGAACCTATTCCAAAAGGGCAGAAATTTATGATTAAAGAGAATGGCGAAATTTTGGTTTTTCACAAAAACACGGCAGACCGATGCGAATTCAAAGGAACAACAAAAATGTTCGACAAGTCCGAAATAGAACCATATTTTAACAAAACATCATGAAAACTAAACCAACACTAGAAGACGCACGTCAGTCTGCCACAATGGGGCCTCAGAGAGTTGAATACTTTCAAAAGGTATTCGGTGAACTGAAGGAGGAACGTAATGCCTATTATCCCTCAGCAGAACTTAAGATGATCCAGCAACTGATTGTTATAGTCAGGATGGCTTACGAAGAGCTTGAGGTAGCCGTGGAAATAATTGACAGGCTCGAAGCGATGACTATCGACACAAAAAAGAATGTTGAGGGTGTGTATAGTTCAAGATCTAATATTTAATTTAAACACTATGGCAAAAATGTTAAAATACCTAGGCTTTTTAACCCCTGAGAACGAAAAAACAGAACCAAAAAGCAACGCCTGTTTTATCTGCCTAGGTCAAATAAAGAAGGATGGCAAAAACACTACCCATTCGCTTGTCTGTGAGAACGGAGAACACGTAACGTATTTTTTCAGAACTCATAAACAATGCTGGGAACACACACCTGGACACTTGAAAAGAATGTATGAAAGCAATTTAGTTGACTCAATAACAAAAAAACTATGAGCTTATCTGATGACCGAAAAAGAGAAATAGTGAGCATGAACATTTCTAGAATAGCTTTTATGGCAATGGCGGTTTGTCAGCGTCAGGGGACCCTGGGCAAGGAGATAAATACTTTGACTAGTGAAATTTGCGAGGCTGCTAGGCTTATCGAATCTATTTATATTGATAAATCATCATGAATAAAGAAACACCAAGGGAAGAATTCAAACGATTGGTAATAATGGCATTACATCCTGGAATGAGTTATGAGGAGGCGCGGGGGTCAGAAGGTGCCTCCTCTCTATGCCGATTTTATTCAAAAGAGGAGAATGAAATAATAACGCTCGGCGAATCCTGCTCTTTTCTTCGGCGAAAAAACAATACTATTACAATGTGTAGTAGCGGAATTACGTATAAACCCATAGGCCTACCCATCACAATAGGCCGAGTTATGCAGGCGTTTCTAAACAGGGAGGTGTTTCAGATTTTTGAAATACTAGGAGACAACTTGTGGAAACTAACCAAAGAGAACGGTCAAGAGGCAATAGATGACGATCAAACAGATGAATGTATTTCTGCATTACTTAAACTTTTAAAATCATGAACTTGTTCCAATGGATAAAATATAGAATTGAGTTGTTCAGAAGAAAACAGAAGGTCTGTAAATATTGCTATGGCAAGGGCTACAGCACTGAACTCAAAGGGCAAACTCTGTCCGCTGATTTCCCTGGTGATAAGTCTTATACTTTGCCACCCGAGGTTAATAAAAATATCTGTAAACAATGTAAACCATGAAAAAACAACTAGAACAATTTACCCCTACTACAGAGGAGGAACGAAATGAAAAAGCACAACTAATCTCTGTCTTTCAGATAGCAATTGAGTGTGGACTTGATATTGATACAGATTTTACAACAGAGGAACGAAGGAAGTTAAATGAACGAATAAATAATTTAATAAATCAATCATGAAGCAAATAAAAATTAAACCATTAGTTGAAAAGAAAGTAGAGCAAATGTTTTCACTGGCTCAGCAAATTTCGGAAATAAAAAAACAATATCCAGGGTGTTGGGGGGTTATCAAAAGGGAATTTGATTTGGGTGATTATTATGGTAACAACGAGCCTCAAGATACCGTTGAGAATACAAAAGTTCGCTTATATGTTGAAGTAATAAGAAAGGACAATGAGGCTAAATTTAAAAAAGAACAAGCCGTATTAAAGGGTCTGAACAGGCAAAAATCTTAATAAAAAGACTCACCCTGGTACGCATAGTATAGAGGCGTGATGAGTACTAGTCAGATACATTATAACATATTTAAAACCATGCTAACAATCATCACGTACTACCTTCTAAACAAAATTGAAAGCAACGAACCTGTTTTTATTGATGTAGGGATTGTTCTTGCAGGATTGTTTCTCGCATTCGTTCAAGACATAACCATCTTGAGATATATTCAATCTATAACAATTTAAAACCATGAAAATATCAAATCATGAAGGCATCCAAGAGGACGCTACCGATAAGGAAATACAGGCAATCATTCAGGTTTTGTCTGGACTCTGCGACACCCTTTTAACCTCCGCAGACTATTTGGAAGTTAGGGCCGTCCTTTCTCCTGATGAGATTAGGCGGTTAGATTCTGTTCGCATTATGATTGCAGGGAAGGTTTTACAAATAACTCAATGAAAAAATGTTCAAAATCCACCCATTAAAACACGGTGAATCTCCTAACAGAATACTCCGAAGCCTAGGGGTTTCTGCTAATTATCCAGAAGATATTGTCTATGACGAAGTAATAGACGCCTATGTCCCTAAGAATAAACTCAACAATAAAACTCAATGAAAAAACAAAAAAGAAGCTCGGTGGTAAAAAAACTAGACAGGTTCTTTTCTAAATATATCAGGCTACGAGACTCTGATGATATGGGGTATGGTAAGTGCTGCACCTGTCCAAAGATTCTATTTTGGAAAGAGTCCCACGCTGGACATTTTATCAGTCGAGGAAACAAGTTAATCAGATGGGATGAAAGGAACGTTCATTTACAGTGCCCTGGATGTAACACTTATAGGGCAGGGGAGCAAGCAGAGTACCTTTTATTTCTTGAAAACAAATATGGAAGAGAGATTGTTGACGAGTTAATGAAAAAGAAGAGAGATTGGAATGGAGTAGGCGGCCCCTCAATTCACGAAATGAGAGACATGATTGAAGAATATAAGGAAAAGGTTAAGGCGCTTGACAAAGGTTAAGAATGGGTGTAGTATTAACCAATCCCTTAAACAGCCTGCGGGCCAAAAACAAAAATAAATATTAAAAAATAACAAAATGAATAATGAAAAATTTCAAAAGAATAGCTTTAGTATCTATCGTTTCTTTCTTAGGTTTTTCTGCTCTAAGTGCAACAATCTTCGGAGCAGTAGGACAATCGGACATACTATCATCAAGTCACACCCAAGAAATGGAGTGTGAACGCGACATGCAAGATAAGCTCTTAGAAGAGCAGAAACTGTTAAAGCAACTTGAGGCCATCAATATGGATCTCGAAGCTCTAAGGTTATGTAGGGACACAGCAGCACAGGAAAGAGTTGACTGGATGAACACCGCTGAAGCATCAGACTTTGAATACACTTTTGGTAAAAAGCTTGAGGAGTATACAGAGACTATGCCAGAGGATACTTTTGTGTTTGATAATTTAGCAGGGTCAATCAATAAATATTGGGCAGGTTCAATATTAGAAGGAAAGGGTAACCTCCTGGTCAATGAGTGTAAAAGAAGCACAGTTCCAGACCTATGTGTAAAAGTCATAGCAGCACAAACAAAATATGAAACATCCTTTGGAACTACTGGTACTGGAAGACCTCCAAAAAGAAACCTTACTGGTATTAGGGATTCAGGAGTTTGGAGAATATACGAAAAATATGACGACTCTTTAAAAGATACTGTTAAACTGTTTATAGACGGAAACTACCAGGATTACTTCACTATTTATGGATTCCAAGACGGACTAAAAAGACATCTTGCTAGGTGGGGAACCAACCATTATCCAGAGATATTAAACGATGTCAATAAATTGTAAACCAGCTCCACTTCCGTTGGAAACTGATTGTAAACAAAGAGCCACTTGCTTTCACAGGTGGCTTTTTGTATAGTTGTTATACCACATAACAAATACAGTATGGACAATCTTCAAAAAGATTTCAAGGGGGAAGAAGTAGTGAGTTTACCAGAGGCGGCTGACCAACTAGGAATAGCAAGGTCTTCTTTTAATAGATGGATTAATAATCATCAAGAAATAAAAGAAGAATATTGCTTTAAGACTAACTACAAAGGTGGAAGAAGAAGAATCGTAATAAAACTTATTGCTCTTCCAATTATTGCAAATATGAAAGATATAGGCGGAAGAAGAAAAAGTGCATCAACTGCACAAATTCAAAAGGGTAAGAAAAAAATTGCAAAAATAGCTATAGAAAAGGGGAGCACCGAAAAGAAAATGGAGTGGCTTTATAAAACTGTTTGTGAATTGAGAAATGATGTTTTAGAGTTAAAACATTCAAAACAACCAAAGCAGATCGAAAAGAAAAACCCTCTTGCACTTCCAATGGCTAAAGAAGAACCACCTCCAATCTCACATCGGGCAATGATAAATCAACGACTAAGGAAGTTTGCACAAGAGAATGAGTTTGAATATTTCGTTCCATGGGGAAGGCTGTATGAAGAAATCTACTACAGGTATAGTATAAATGTTCGTGCAAAAGCAAAGGCAAGGAACCTAAAGCCAATTGACTATCTTGCGGAAAAAGAAATGCTCGAAGCAACGTGGGTGATGGCGTGCAGTTTGTTTAAACTAAAAGGAGAATAAACAAAAAGCCACCGATAGATAATGTCATCTCTCTGCAAGTGTTGTCAGATGATTAGTGCTATTGGTGGTTTTAACTCACTCCTTAACCAGTTCTCACGTTAGCACATATTGTCTCTAAAGTCAATCATTTGGACTTCTGTAGTTTGTACAGACCCGTAGCTCCCGTCCACCAAATAATCCCAAAGGCTACTAGATTAGCTAGCATTTCTCTTGGCATTAATACTTGAGTCAAAGCGTAAGCGGCCCCTCCTAATGCACATACACCAGCGGTAATATATCGAGCGTTATACTTCTTCAGCCAAGATGTGTTCTTGAGCCATTGTACTATCATCGAAATTACAGCTGACCCTACTAATGTTAATTCTAATTCTTCCATATTTGCATATTAAGTTATAATTACCCAGTCCTCCCCCATTATACTTTCGCAAGATAAATCACAAGGAAACTTATCCTTGTATTTACACATATATATATAAGGTTTAGTCATCTTACTATTCTTGTCTGGCACTTGCAGCTCAAGATGAATATCCTTATTGCTCCACCCCTTTCGCGTTACTTTCTTGCCTAGTTTTAAAGCCTCTAGTGCTTCTCCAAAATTAAGTTTTTCCATACTATTTATTATTAAGATAATAAAACTTTTTTAAAACCATAGGTATATAAATCTTCTGGATCATGTGGCCCTTCATACGGCCCCGTACTTCCATCGTCATTGTGTTTCCTAGTAAAGATCATTTCCTCTAATACTCCCGTGACAACTAAATGAAAATCAGAATTATCACTCTTTAAAATATCTCCTTTTTCTAGTTCTTCCATTTTTATTTATTGTTAAGATATTCTTCAAAATTTAAAAGAGACTGCCAGACCTCTACTCTTGTAATAGGATCATCTGGTCTTTCACCATTTGAAATCCCATTGTCCTTAGCCCACTTCCTAGCTTCAACTTTCCATTTCTCGTCATCTTTATATTTAGAGATTAGGTGAGGCCATACTGGATCAGGGAAGTTTGTTCCCGGACATTGAGTGTTTTTGTATTGTCGATGTGGAGTAATATTTAGATCAGGTATTCCGTGTCTAGCCGTAACCTCTCTAATCAACTTAACTCCTGCGTTTATCTGAGCTTGTGAAAGGTTTTGTCTACTCATGTTTCCAGCAAAGCAAATTCCAATAGCTCTATAATTCATTAACGATTTATTGTTGTGAGCCCCTTCCTCGCCCTCATGCCTGGCTTGAGTCACCTCTCCATTCCTTTCTACCACATAGTGATATCCGCAGTAGTAACCCAGCTTTGACTTTGTTGCTCCATTCCATCTCTTCTTATGTGCTGCGTCTATAGACGCGAACTGTAGGTCATCATCACTCTCTGCAAACATTGCGCTGTGATGAATGTTAACATATGACTTACCCATGTTTATATGGTTATTTGATATGCGCTCTCAATAAAAGGTCGATACCTTTTTTGTATAGTTGGCTTAATTTTAAAGTACCCGTTCTTTCCCCAGTCTTTACCCCAAGAATTAGCACAGGTAAGGATTAAGTCAACCGTCTCCATTCCTACAACTGCATGCGCCCCCCTCTGTCTTCTACGCACAATCCCATCTTTATCCATCCTATCTTGCAATGGCTCTCCTGTTTCCAAATCTACTACTAACAACAAAGGCTCTGTCTTGCAAAAATCAAAGACTCTATACTTGCCTATTCTTTTAAAACTCTTTAAAAAAATTCTATCACCATTCTCTAATGGAACTCCGAACTGTTTAGCCATCAGTAAGACTGTTAGCATGTTGGGGGCATTTCTTGCTCTGTTCTTCACTTCTTTATAAAACCTCACAGGATCAAAGATCTTTCCACTCATGTATTCTAGCAGCCCACAAAGAGCAAAAGCATAGCAAGAGTTATTATCTATCTGTTGGAATATCCTAGGTAATTTTTTCACAAAACAAAGGTTAATTGCCTATCCTTTTCCTTTTATCGCTCCGTATCTTTTTAGATTTTTTCCCTGGCTTTTTTAGTCCTTTTTTCATGTGTATTCGATTATTGAATATCAAGCAACTCCTATTGTAGCATACGAATCATTTTTTTGCACTTGACGAATATTGACACGACGTATACAATGACGTACTGTAATATATAACTTATTTACAATGGGCCTTGTAGCACTTTTCTTCATAGGTATATTCTGTATTTTACTGATTATTCAAAAGATAATTGGACTTAGCGATGGATGGGCAGCTATAGTGACTGGATGGTGTTTTGTTGGCATGTTCGCCACTGCGTTTATTGTTGTTCTGTTTAAGATGGCATTTTAGGCGTTTCTTTCGTAAGGGCCTCAATTAATGCTCCATCGTCAAGAGTAGATAGCTTGTTAAGCTTCTTTAGGTTTTTACTTAACAATTCTTGCAAATGAAGTGAATTCAAGCTTTTCATCCCCACGTTACTAGGGAAAAACACCTTAGAAACAAATGATTTAAGTGCCCCAAAGGTAGCAAGATCTACGGCGACACCCATCTTTCGACCAATCTTCTCCATTAATCCCCTTTTCTGTATCTTTTGAGACAAAGTATTAACTTTATCTTTCATTTTATCAGTCACCTTTTTAAGAGTATATAGTTCGCTCATTTCTTTGTCTAAAAGCTTTGGAGCTTCTCCTCCAGCCTTCTCCCTAAAGGTCTCCTTTACTCCCTTCCTAGTGTTTTCAAACTTTTGAGCATTTACACTTGTAAGTGGGTCCCCTTGTTTATTAAACGCCTTTTTCCCAAACTCTCCTCCGTACTCTTTGGCAATACCATTAATCTCTTTAAGTGAAAGCCCCTCTGTCATAGCCTTCGTTTTTAAGTTGGCTATTTCCGCCGCCTTTACTCCGTCATTTGTCTTAGAATAGAGCTCTTCAAGGTTGTTTAGGGCATCTTTAACAAAATTCTGCTTAACAGTCGCATCTCCCACCTTAGTAGTCACCTCCATTTCCTTAAGCTTTAATTTGCCACCACCTTCATCAAGAATCTGATCTAGTTTTTTTGAAAGTACCGATATTTTATCACTAGCAACCGCGCTCAGATCTTCGTAAGTCTTAACTCCCTTTGTGTCCAGTTTTTCCAGGGCTGCCTTTGATTTTGCTATGTCTACCTTTTTTCCCTGTGCAATTTGTCCAACTATATCATCTGCTGCTGCTGCTGTTTTAATCTTTTTGTTTTCTCTTACTTTCTTAAGTCCTTCAGAAACAAGTTCTTCCACTTTTGTTAATCCTTTGGCGGTTGATTCAGCAACGGATTCTCCAGCCTTCACAACACCCTCTTTAACCATTTCAATCTTTGGAGCTACGTATTCCTTTGTTTTAGCCAGTGGCTCCTTGAGCAACTTTGACCCTTTCTCTGCAAGCTTCGGCCCTCCAATCAGCGCTCCTAGGTTTATCGACTGCATAATAGGGTTTAATACACCAGTTTGAAACTCTGTGGAGTTAACGTCATGTCCCAACTTCTCGGCAGCCATCTTGATACCACTTTCTAATGCAGAAAATGGAGCAGCAATAGCTTTTTCAGCCATATCTCCACCGGGTATCTCAGACAAAGCTGCGGAAATAGGAGAAAACATAGCTTGAAGAGAACCTCCTACTACATCACTAAGTCCTCCTGCTGTTTTTGTTAAAGCCTCTTCTCCTGTCAATCCTGCGCCAACTGTACCAGTAACAAGATCTTTTACTCCAGACCCAAGGGTTTCCACTCCTTCAATAGCACCTTCTGCTGTTTTTACACCAATGTCCATAGGCATAGTAACAGGCTTAGATATTCCCTTTGCAAGAAACTCTAGTGCTCCACCAACGTAAGGAACTTCACCAATTGTATCCTCAATACTTCTTTCTATCGCTGCACCTGGTCTAAACGGGGCCGCTCCTTCTTGAATCTTCTTCTCCCCTAGCTTTTGTGCCTCTGCTCCTCCAAACGTCTCCACGGCCTTCATAGCTTGCCCCACTGCTGGAGACATCTTCTCAAGTTTCTGTGTTTGAGTTTGAACATTCTGCTTTTGAGCTTCTTGAATTGTCACTGTTGACTTTAGAGCGTTTGCCAATGCTGGACTGGACTTTTGAAGCTCTGCAAATTTAGTGGCATTGTTTGCAATTGAAGTAGCCTTCTCTGCTGTACTCATAGCATCTGCTTGTTGCTTCTTTTTAACCGAAGTCAGTGCCTTGATAGCATCTTCTTGCGAATAACCATCTCCCTTTAATTTTAATAAAAAATTTTTATCTCTTTCTGTAAGCATAGTTTTATTTTAGTAAATTGATGAAAGGTAGTCCATGTCACTACCTGAGAAATCGCCATAATCATTAGAGTCCCAAACACTAGCAACATCATTACTTAATAATTGTTGCTGTACGATGTTCATCATGCCAGAAATCCCCTCGATATTTCCAGACAAGCTTCCTGCAAGTTGTGTTCCTGTACTTGGAGAATATGTATCTCCGAAGTCTAGTTCGCTATACATTCTTTCCCCACCAGGGCCCATTTCACCTTTTAAAGAGTCTTCTAGCTGCATCCTTCTCTGTTGTTTCATTTTAATTGTAGCCTCATCGTCACCAGCCCTAGGAAAGTACATCAATCCATTAGATGAGTATTCCTCTGCACTAATCGCTGCACCAGACTCCTTTCTTAGCTTTCCTTCAATCCATCTCATTTCAGACATCATGGCCTGCCTAACAATAGGATCATCTATCTCTCTGTTAATTAGCTCAGCTGTGAGTCCGTCAGTCTTTATTTTTTTAGTAATGTAATTGATACTGTTTGCAAAATCTTCTTGGTTCAAGTTGGCTGTTAACTGAGTGTAAAGCTCATTTTCAGGCGTAATTTTAGCATAAGCCGAATATGCCGCCCCTTGTATTCCATTCAAAGGCTTGTAACTCTCTTCCACTCTATTTTCTGCAAACTCCATAGCTTTGTCTCCAGAAAGGCCGATATCCTTAGCCTCTTGCAAGAAATTATTAAGCATATTGTCTTCTAGTTCTTGCTCTGGTGGCGCATATTGATCTACCGCACTTGCCAGTTTATCAGCGTACTCAGGCTTCAATGTCGAATCTGTGAACCCCCAGTTATCGCCATACTTACCATTGAGCTCATCAACAGTGTAAGACTCAAATGATTGCCCACCCTTTCCATCTCTATTAAACGAAACTGTTTGGACCACCCCTGTTTGAACGTTAAAATCAATTACAGTCTCTGCATGCCCCCATTTTCCAGCTCCACTCAAAGGAATCATCAAGCCATTACCGACTGCTGGCCTATCCCTGCTATAAACTTTACTCATTTTCGTAGCCCATAAACTTCCAACCTTTGGCCCATTTGTTAAGTCGTTATACGCTTCTCCACACTGCTTCTTTCCTTCTCCAAATGCAGGGGTAACTCTACTTTTTCCTGGGATAGAGAAGATACCCGCTAATTCGTTTTCTGGAACACTTGCTGACCCACCAGATGGCCCTAATCCAGCAACTTCCATATTCGCCTTCTGTAATTCAAGTTTTTTCATATCATAATCCAACCTTTCGATAGTTCCTTCTGGGGGCGGTTGTCCTTGGTTAGCTGATTCATATGCTAGGATTGCAGCTTTTGCGTTCTCCTGGTTTAGTTTTGCTTGCCACATCGGATCACTTTCATCACGCATCCCCATTGCTTGTTTTGCTGCACTAATTACCTCTGGCGAAGCACCACTTGAATACAGTCCCCTCAAGTATTCAACATTCTGAGCCTGGGCAGTTGTTACGTTATTAATCTTGTTATCTAAATCAACCTTTAAACCTTCAAGCTGAACTTGTTTTTCAGCCACTGAGAGCGTTTTGTCATCTCTTATGGCCTGAGCGCCATTGTAGTAAGAATAAGCATCTTCAAAAGGAATATTCAAGGTTTGTGAAAACCCCATGATTCCTTCTGTAGTCATAGTCCCTCCCATGTTCACCATGTCAGTAAATGACTTAAGATTCGCCCTTGTTGAAGCTTCTGCTTGTAACGCCTGCTCGTTCGCAGTAGCCAATAGTGATAGATTTTGATTCTTAGCTTCCAGGATTCGCATTTCAGCACCTGCAATTGCACTTTGGATAGATGATGCTCGTTCAGAATCACCTGCTTTCTGTGCAACGTCTAGCTGTCTCAAAAGCTCCTCTCTTCTCCTGGTCTCCATTCCAAACTTAGTCTGAGCCTCTGTCATTCGAGTACCCATCTCTGCTTTAAATTGAGCAGAAGCATATGGAGCACTTCCAGCAATAGCCCCTTCTCTTGGTTGAGCCAATGATGCGGTGGAAGACTTCAAGGCTGCGTCAGATTGTGATTTAAACCTCTCTAATTCAGATTGAGCAAGCTCGCCTTCGGCACTTATTTGTTTTTTCTGATATTCAGACTGAGCCGCTTGATCTTCTTTATATTGTGAAACCATTTCTTCAATTGAAGTAGGTCCTTTTTGTAATCCGTATTTTTCTGCAACAGCTGCTGTCTCCTGCATCTCTGAACCTATAAGTCCTTCTGGAGTAAGGTAGTCTTGTGCACTAACCTCTGGCCCCAGTGAAGTATCACCTTCCGCTTCTCCAGTGGCAGTAGTTCCAGGAACTGCCTCCCCTTTGTAATCCTGCTTGTCTTTGAATACGAAAGTGTCGCCTGGCATTGTTTCTGTGGCCTTCTTAAGATCATCTCCAAAAGTGAGAGGAGCCTTTTCTTCTGGTTTATCTCCCCATGACGCTCCTCCTGGGGGAGTTACTAAATTTGGATCAGGCGTTCCAGTCAGCCCAGCAGTGTAATTAGCTCCTGACTTCTTCATGTTTTTTACTACTGAAGGTGGCCTAACTGGCGCAGGTGTTCCAGTCCCCGCCTTGAGATTCCGCATTTCCTGTATTGTTGGCATATACTGTTTGATTTAGTTTATATTTCTATGTCTATAGTTTTTATATTTCAATATCTACAAATGGAATCCCAAATCCACCTGTTCCAGTAGCATTAAATGGCGCAATTAAGTGCATATATGCGTTTCCAGATGCAGGAACTGTCGTTGTGTGAGTTGCCAGCAAAACTGTATTAACATAAAAGGTCGCAGTGGTTCCGTCGAATCTAATCTCCCACACATTAAAATCAGTTTCTGTCACTGAGCCAGTAATTATAGTGTCTTCACTAGACCCTCCTGCTGCCGCAGATTTTGCTGTAACAGCACCAGAATCACTAATTTCAAACCATATTGCGTTGTCATTAAAGTCAATAGCTCCAGATACCGAGTCATCGCTTATCCCCAGCGTAGAGATATTTGCACCAGCAGGGTTAATGTTAAAAGCAGGCATTCTTATTATTAATTCCTTACTACCAGCAAAGTCATAAGTACCAGTCGCACTCACTCCCTGTAGTTGAGTGACTGCCTGGGCTGTAGTTGCCCCTCCAGTAGTGTAGATCCTGGCTATACTTAGCTGCTCTCCTGTTAGGGTGGAGTACCCAGATGAGCTAGTGGAGTCAGTTATAAAAGGCATTTCGTAAGTATACCTAGTTCCCGCCTTGTTGTATCCTGACTCAGAAAAGGCATGGGTGTGCAAAGAGTCGGCGTTACTTCCGTCACTTAGCGTCTCAGCCTCTGCCCCTGAGATATCCGTAGCACCAAAAAATGTATCCGCCTCCCTTAAATTAGCCTCCAGTAAGTCGCTCTTTATGTCTCCACTTGAATCTAGCGCTACAGATACTCCAGCGTCAGCTGTTCTATCCAATACCGCCGCCGTAACTGTTCCATTTCCAGTGTCACAATCCATCCAGTCGCTTGCTCCTGCCCCTGAGATATCCGTTCCAACTGTTCCTGTAGATGTGCTCGTAACCGACACTGCACTACTTGAAGTAGTATCTGTAGAGGTTATTACAAAATGGTCGGTACTCCATACTACCGTTTCTGTTCCTCCCGTTGCAGTATTTAGTGCTGTTTGAATGTATGTTGCTACATCTGCCATTGAAGTCACACCTGTAAAATCTATCGCATCCACATTTACCGCTACTCCATCAATAGTTATTCTAAATGACCCATCTAGTACTGCTAACCAATTACTAAATGTTGATTCTGCACCAGTGTCACCAGTTAAATATCCAGGCGTATAAATTAAGTGCTCAGATACGGTTGTGTTTGCTGATGTTGCCGAAATGGTAAGGGTTTCATCCCCAGCATCATTGCCTTCAACAAGGGTAATGTTCGTTCCAGCCACAAGTTTTCCATTCAAATACCCTGCGGTTGTGTCGTTTGCTGATACTTTTACCAGTGCACTTGCAATAGAGTCATCAAATGCAATCCAAGCGGTTCCATCATTTGAGTATTCAGCCTGAGTTCCAGCTAAATTCCATCTAAAAAGCCCTTTCGTAACCCCTGCTGTTGTAGTTCTATAAATAGTTATAGTTTCGCTCCCCGCCCCTGGTTCAGTTCCAATAATAAAATTAGCTCCTCCAGTTGCCAGTGTTCCCTGTACTGCACTTACCATTATAGCCTGTATAACTCCTGTAACATTACAGAATACTGCGGAATCTTGCCCATGTGATACTGCTAGATCAGTATCTCCAGTAGTCCAGTCTAAAGCTGATAGCCTTATTCCTCTTGTACATCCGGTCGCCGTTAATCCATCTCCACTTAGCCCTCCTGCTGGAACTAGTATTGTTTCTACATATCCATTGCTTTTTTCTGCTCCAAATAAGAACGCTTCAGTAACTACTGCACCATTTTCGTCTAATGGAGCTGATGTAAACTGTATAGTTGTATTATCATCGTCAATCGGTGAAGCTAACTTAGGATTAGGATCATCTGGGGTTGACCACTGAAAGTAAACCATCTCCGCCAATGTCGGCATTTTTGTACTAGCTGTATAAGCCATATGTTTTAGGTTATTTTTGTAATATTACGTCTTCTTATAGAGTCTTTTTGTTCGATCTTAAGGGCTATCCAGTTCAAAATGTGTCTTAGCTTGTCTCCTCCAGTAATACGAACTCTAAGCCGCTGAAAATTGCTTATCCGTGGACTTCCACCATCAAAGCTTTCAACTAATCCAGTTGTATCATAGTCTCCTCCCCATGAACTACCACCCCATCCACCTGTTCCCCATCCAGTATGACCTCCTAAGCTTCTTTGAGTACTCCATCTATAAGTAGTTTTGTCAGTTATTAATTTTCCTGTTACGTCGTATATGTCAAATCTAATATCAAGCGTTGTTGAAGGACTTAAGAACCCTCCAGCATACAATCCTTTGAGCTTGTTTTTAACAAAAAGGCCATCCATAGGAATTTCTTGATACATTTCTGTACCAATATCAAAACCATCGTCTGAATATCCTTCAAATAATTGCCATACTTTAGCATTTACACTAGAAGCTCCATAATATTTATCTCCACTTTTTGCAAACCTACTAATATTCCACTGGCTTATTTCAAAGAAAGCGTTGTTTAGCTCTGGTTTACATCCTATTACAAGGTTGTTTGTAGCTGATTCTTTTGCAACCGTCACTAATACAATCTTTTGATTAGCATCATATATCAAATCTGTGTTAGAAAAATCAACTCCATCGAAATAAGCGCTTCCAAGCAGCGTAGAAGTTAACTGTTGTTGTCTACTGGCTGGCTGATCTTGCACCCCCACACTTACCATTTGCCATAAACCAGCTTCATTCACATAAAATAGACCCTTTGGAGTGGAAATAGCACCCCTGGCGCCACCGAAATCAGTAACATACTCTTGGATAACCTCTGTTTTTGTCAAAGTGCCAGCACTATCAAAAGTGTTTAAGAAATAGGCATAATACCCATCATCTGAGAAAACAAGTGTAAATTGCCCCAGTTGTAAAACACTTCTAGCAGTCCCAGCATTTCGAAAACTTACTTTTCCTCCATCAGTAGCCGCAGCCCCTATAGTCCAGTCATCAAACGGTGGATTTGTCCCATCATCAACATCTGAATATCTGTCTGCTGTACTATCGTCTATTAAATTAAACCCATGTAGTCGTGGACCAAGAACCGAAAGGCCATTACATATAGGAGAGGCCGTTATTTCCTCAATCGCATAGGTTAGCGTCCCATTTACAACCGCTGCGCCGTTCGAGGAATCCTCCAAAGCTTCGTTGTTCTCAAATATTCCCGATATATTCCCAAGGGTGAGTGTTCCAGTTGTTCCGCCGTCATTATCCTCTAAAACAACTGCTGTGGCCCCACTGGTTACTCCTGTAACAATTAATCCAGTAGTAAAGTTGGCTGTTTGAGCGTCATATGCCAGCGTTTGAGAGATTCTATTGATCTTTTCTACTCCATTGCAAACAAAGAAGTAGTCACCGTATCTTGCCCCATCAAAGCCATTATTAACTAAAAAGTCATCCTTTATTGTTGTATATGTGTCTGTAGCGGTGTTGTAGGCTTCAATCTTTGTTGAATATCCAAATATCCACACCCCACTTGAGTATTCTTTCAATAAAGTAATAGCATCTGTTCCAGATCTTTCAATAATCTTAGACAATCCCTTTCTTTTCTCTAGTCCATATCGTTGAGGGATATAGTTTCTAAGGACCAATGCGTAGTTAACATCAAGAACTTGCGCTAAATCCTCCAAATCCAGCCCTTTCTTTGGCATGAATGAGTTTTTGTGAGAGACTCTTGGCTTTGCTTTTGTTTGTAATGGTCTGTACATAGTTTTTATTATGCTGACTGAGTATAGTCATCTATTTGATAAACTTTTGGTGTTCTTTTGTATGTTTGCATCACCTCATCTAGCGCCCTAACGAGCCTAAAGTCAGCAATACTCTCGTAACTTAAATCTTCATCCCATTGAGAGTAGTAAACGTCAATTGCCCTTAGTAAATACTCCTTGTGCCTGTCTTCAACCAACAGAACGCCTGTTGCGGTTCCATCAAGAGTGAAATACTCATCTATAGAACTCAAAGAAACTGATTTGGGAACATATCTCTGCAAATAGTTTCTATCCTTTACTCCTGTAAAAACAATATTTGACCCACTAAAGTAATATCCTTGATCTTTGCTTCCAAAAGAAGTCTCAACAAGGTTTCCGCTTGAGCTTCTACCACCATCTCTATAGGTGTTTCCGTATAAACTATATCCAGTTGATCCATTTAGATTAATATTGTACACAGGCTCTCCATTGGCAGTTGCGCTTCCTCCACTTGCTCCAGTTATCACCTCATTATCCTGGAATATACCGCTAATTGTACCGATTGTGAGTGTTCCAGTTGTTCCGTTATCATCATCGGCCGTAATTGTCCCTGTAGCTCCACTTGTTCCTCCTGTTAGGACAGCGCCTACCGTAAAATCAGCTGATTGAGCATCGTATGCCAGGCTTGCATTAATTATTTCAAAGAATCCACACCCATCTTGCCTCATTCCCATCATATCTGTAGGAAATGCGAATGTGTCTGGAGCAGTTAAAACAGCATAAGCTTGTTTATTCAAAAACCTCTCTGAATCTTGCCTTTTAAGCCTTTCATACAAAAAATATAGTAAGTATTCACACCACTCCACAAACTCTGCTGTTCCCACGTCAGAAATATCTCTTTTATATCTCAGGAAACTTGATTTAAGGTCGGATAACTGTATAGCCATGTTTATTTCTTAGCAAATAATTTACGTTTCATGTTTGTTGTTTTCTTTCTCTTCACCCTCACTTTTGTTTTATTTCTGTTTGCTGTCTTAGCTTTTCTTTTATATGCCATAGGATTACTTAATTAATAAATTCAATTGATTCTAGGCTTCCACTAATTGAGGAAACCTCCCTTGCTACTTCATATTGTGCCTCTTGTAAATCGTGAATCTGATCTATCAAATATCCAATCGTAGTCATTAGTAACGTCATCATAATCCCCACAACCCAATAAAAGTGCTTAAACCCTACCTTGTCTTTTACTGTAGCTTCTACACTTGCGACCCTCTCTTTAATATTTGCAATCTGCATCACAGTAGCCTCGCTCATTCTATGCACTGGCACACTTTTAATCATGGCCTTCAAGAACTCATCTCTTTCTTCTAGCTCTTTATGTGTTACGAACTTTGTCATGTTTAATTATTATAGGGGGCTAATAACACCTTCCCAGAATTTAATGTTTGAAATCTTTTCTCCGATACCAAGAACTGGAATGAAATACTTACTGCCAGTATGAGTTAGATCGGTTGATGGATTTGAACCACTAGCGGACGAGTCAATTAAAGTCCACGCTGTGAATGCCCCTCCCTTAATATACGAGGTAAATACTCCCGTTGCACTTCGGGTTATTCTGAATGAATATTTAGTGTCGGCGGCGATATAGCTATTAGATGAATTGCTCAGCACTGCCCCACTTCCATTCGTACTTTTACCTAATGCGATGTTCTCTAACGAACCAAGTGCAAAGTAATATCCATCTTGCCCCGTTACTACGTTGCTACCAATTACATCAGCCAAAAGCATTACATATGCACCAGTAGTCTCCTTTTTGTATAAATCAAACTGCCATGTACCAAACGCTTTCAAGCTATCAATATAAACCATTCCAGCACTAACACATTCTAACCATTTTTGAGTGCCATCATCTGTAATTTTGTAACTTCCTGAATCAACACGCCAGTCAGAAATAAATCCACTGCTCACAGCGGCTACCGACACTGGTTCATCGCTAAAATCGTTTTTGTAAATGAGCTTATCCCTGCCTCTAGCATACTCTTCACTCGCAACAGTATCACCCTGTAATCCAGTCCACACACGAACTCGATCAATAGGGCCATCAAAAGATCCCACACCGCCCTGTGGCGTTCCGTCACCATCCGCAGCCCAGCCAATAGTAAAACTTGCTCCTCCATCAATCATCGCCCCTAACGCACCTGCGGTTAAACTAAGAGTATTAGTTTCTTCAACATCATTTACCCACATTCTGACCCTGTCCAACCCGTCATTCGTGTCTAAAGTTCCATCATACTCAATCACAATGTGATAACGAGTATTCAAGTTAGTAATAGGTGTCGAACCTAAAACACCCCTGTGGGTCGCCCCTGCCAGTGACTGAGACCAGAAAAATTCTAACTTACTGTCCGTAGATATTCTCCAAATAAATTCTCTTTCATTGGTTCCAGTATAATACTTAGAAATAAAGAAATTATTTGTCATTACCGACGAAGGTTCGATCCAAGTAGATATAGTGAATTGTTTATCTGCCCCAGCAAACACATCATCCAGGACATCTCCCATGTATAGATAAGCTTGGTCAGCATTTATAAAGTTCCCAGCATTACCCCAAAGTCCAGGTTCTGATATTAAATTACTTACAACGGCTCCACTATTATTCCTGTCAGATAAATCAGCGACTGTATTCCCAACCCTTTGTCCTGGATTCCATGCACCAACTAAACTTTCTGGTACTGAATCACTAGGTTGAGATAACTGAAAATTACACTTAGATAAAGATATTACAGCCTTTTCTTTCAAAGACTCTTCATAAAACTGTGTGCGTTCAGTCGAGGTTAACCCCGTATTAAAAATAATCATCTCTCTAACATTCCCTCCATATTCTAAGGACAATGTACCAGTGCTATTTTTAACACCAATGGTGTCAACACTAGCCGTTGATATTTTAGTATATACACTATTAGTGAACGACACACTTGTTGAGCCTTCTGGAGCACCATCAACATCAATAGACACCGTGTCGTTGGCAAAATCTAACACCCCAATGAAAAAATGTTCTTCATTTAAACTATATGTTGCAGTCGTTGTATGAGATTGAAATGAATCTCCACTAACTGACCTACCACCTAGCAATAACTTGAATGTTGATGCTGTTATAGAGTCAACACGGAGATTCATACCAGCACCCACGGTGGAAATCCAACTATGTAACAGTGATGGCAACCCATCGCCAGAAGCGCCATTAGGATTAAACCAACACCCGATTGTTATTGCTGAAGCCCCGTTGACAGCGTCCCCAATCTCCCCAGTTGGAAATGATATATACTTAGCATTTGTAGTAGCTCCATCTAAAAACAAAGTTCTTCCTCGTCCAGTCATCTGCCACTCAGGGCTATTAACAAAACTCCCATCTGCAACATTTCCACTTTTATCAATCAAATTTCCATCCCTACCGTCCCAGTGGAAAGCCGTATTAGCTGCGTATTGTTTTTTAATTGACATAATTATAAGTTAAGTTCTTTTAAAGCTCTTTGATGCAACCAACGAACTTGACGAGGGGTTGGCTCAAAGCCACCGTAAGTAACACCTTTAATATCACCATCCCACAGCTCACTTATACCAATACTTCTTATTGTAGCCCCCACAACAACATTATCCCTATTGTCAGTTTCAGCCAGCCAGTCACCTAAATTGTCACCACTTTTTAACGTATATGAAAGTGCCTCTTCTCCATTAAGATAAAACTTATATGCACTACCTGTAGTAGTGTAAAGGACATGGTTTAGCTCACCTATCTTAATAGATACATCAGCATCAACTTGATCATAGGCGTCGTTATTTTTCTGCAAAAAGAATGGATTACCTGTGGCAAGAACACCTAGCCTTAAATAATAAGTAGCCGTTGCCTCATCACATGATGAAAACACCGTCATTGTACCAGCGAGCGAATCAGCCCTAACCATCGCTGACACAAACCCGACCGAATCACCACTTTGGAAATCAGCTGTCGAGTCCTTTAGGTAATCACCACCATCAAAATTAAATAGTTTAGGACTAGTTTTAACCGTTGGATAAGTAGTACTCGTTGATCCGTCACCTACTACAATGCTGTCACTAAATGTACCGATGTTCTTAGTCTTCTGCGATCCATCGTTATATTGACTAATTAACGGTAGATGGATAGGTAGTTTACCAAAATCAACCTCAGTGTAAGTATCGTTATCATAGTCGTCTGTTACTTCTTCAGCCGTCCAAACAACATCTTTGTAAATCTGAACACCCTTCATTGCCCCATTCATAATAAAAGTTTCAGAGCTCTCGGCGCCAATGCGCAAATTACTCAAAGAATCAGCTGTTGATGGTGTGTTACCAGTCTTATCGTTATCGGCCAAACTGATAGATACACCGTCAATATAAACCAACCAATTGTTACTAGCCAATGACTGGTCGTATGTCATTACAATGCGGTGGTATTCTGTGTCGTTTGGATAGATATCATTACCACCCAAGGTTAGTGCTACTGGAGCCCCTCCATTACCCATTAACATTAAAAAGGTTCTACTTCGTGATTGTGAAGACCTGTCCTCGTAAAATATGGAAACCCCAGGGTCAGCATTTGTTGCTTTCATTGTCGAAATCAATGCAGATAAAGAATCAAATTCGGGATCATCTAACCTCATATCAAATCGAATAGTCCACTTAAAATCACCAGGCCGCTCAGCTCCGTGCATCCATTTATAGTCAGCATTACTTCCATAAGTTACCCAATCAGTTGAACCATTCAATGTGATCTCTTTATCAATAGTAGGTGTACCAAAAACAGTACCACCGTTATCGGCAACTGCCTGCTTGTTCAGAAAGTCTTCTCTGAACAATATCTTGTCTCCCATATTTCTTGCGTATACCATAATTTAATTATTATCTAATTTCTTTCCATCCAATACTAGCCAATGTCTCCGAATCCGTTGTGCCCGTCTTTATTGCGCAGACAGTTAAAATACCTGACTCAGTTCCTTGCCGATCCCATAACAAAGTCTTACCCAGCAACGCCGTACCTGTTGTTTGTGAGTTTTTACCAGAACCAATGTATTCAGAATGCACAATATGGCCGTTACTAAACGATGACGCCGAGATGTCGTATTCCATTATGCTCTCGCTAGTATCAACATCAACCCAACTAGCACCCGTCAACACTGCGTTATGAACAATAACAAGCTTTATTGGATTATCGCCAATAACCCCAGCATCCATTGGGATGGCCAACCCTAAGTTAGGAAGAGAGTTGAATGTTGTTTTGGGCCGAATCGAAATAAGCGGGATAAGAGTTGTACTAACCGTTACCTCAGTAACTCCCATATCAATAGTTTTGTGGTATCCAGGAATGTCGTCCAGGCTTAAACCACCTTCACTCTTAACTGTTCCGCAAATAGTCCTTAATGTTGCTGAGGCATTCTTTGCTATTCTATACCGAACACCAATTGCATTATTTGAGTCTCCATACCCCATTTCCATATAGGTATATGTAGCATCATTATAAAGACGCCAACACAGGGGAAGGGTTGGCGTCTGCCAGTACCCCGTAGCCCTAACATTATCATTTGTTATCTCGTGCAATTGCTTGATCTGGCCTCCTCGATTTAGGTAGAACCGAATCCGACCCACCTTCAGTGATTGAAAATCTATTTCCAGAATCTGAGACTTTGTCCAGTCAACATCCAAATTAGGACTATCCCAGTCGTCCTGGTTAACGACCGTCTCGACAACCGAACCAGTTACTTTACTTCTAACAAATATCTGTGCTGTCCCACTACCAATAGCTGCATTATCTAAAGTACCTGTAATCGCCACCAGTTGGGAGTTGCCAGGAGTGTACGGCACGGGGTGTGAAGCCATCGCCGCTGAGTATGTTGTACCAGTGTTTGTTGTCGCAAGTGTCAAGTCCCGCCCATTAGCGTTGTGCGTCACAGTACCACCCCCTGCTCCAACAACCTCATCAAAAATCTCAGCTTGCTTATCATAAATAAACTCTACATCAAGACGCTGTCCTGTTCCTGAGACTCTTACCCTATTAAAAGCATCTAAGCTTGGGGAGTCTTTATCAACTACTATTACTGGTGTAGGCATCTTAAATAGTTATATCTTTTGGTAAAAGTTCTTTGATCCTTGCTTGCATTCTAAGATGTATTCTTTTCACCTGTGGCTTTCGAATTTTATCAAAGCCAATCTCTGCGGCAATATCCGTGTAACCTGTTATTACTCCTGCCTTCAATAGGTCCTTAGCTTGAGTAACTACCGCTGCTGTAAGCGTTGGAAGTACCCTTACTGGTCTAATTTTTTCTGTCTGTAATTCAGATAAAGTCAGACTGTCAATTGTTGTTGCTATAATATTTGCCATAATTTTATTAATTAGTTGTTACCATTTATAAGTACGAACCGTGTAGTCATTGTCGTTATTACCACCCGCTGTAGTGATTTTCAAGCTTACAGCTTTCCCCCTAAACCCTTTGTTAGTATGAATAAAGGCATCACCAGTCAAAGACCCTCCTGCTAAGGTTGTTCCATTTGTTGTAATATCATCTCGTTTGTCCGTACTCGCCGTACCCTCATTACTTGCAAAAACAGTAAGCACCACTGTATCAGTGCCTCCATCTTTTTCAACTTGAAACGAGCATCCTTGATAACCCTCTAAATCAACTACCACCGTTTCATCTGGCGTAGCATTAGGGACATTTGTTAAAACATGTGTTGATCTTTGTGAGTGACTCCAATCTGGAGCTACATTAAAACCTTTATTAGAATCTGAAGAAGAATCATAACCTCTTAGGATCGAATAAAGATATCCAAGAGCATCAATACTCAATGAACCATAATCTCCATCTGCACTAGTCTTAGCTGCTAAAGCGTCATCTCTTACTGCTAACATATGTTGACCAGCATCACCAGTAGTATGTGCAGTATCTTCATCAAAGATTGGCGTTCCTGGAACCGTATCTCCTCCTATCTTTTCTACATTTACATTTGCTGAAGGACCAGCAGATCCTCCAGCCGTTGATGCCCATACATTGTAAGTAACCACCTCTGAAGCAGTTGTGTCAGCCTTTGGTCCAAATAATTCGCCTCTCATGTAATCCACAAAAAACTGACCATCATTCAATGTTTCAGCATATTCTAATTGTGATTTTCGACTCTTTGAGTATTCTTTAGGACAATTAACCTCCTCTATAAAACAAGTTCCCGTTCCAAATGAAAGAGATGAATTATAGAAGAACAATTCTACCTTCTCTAAAGAAGTATGATCAAAATCTGCCAGTGTTCCTACCCAATTCTGGTTCAACTCTGTAAGCCTGTCGTTATATATGTCAAAAGTGTACAAATCACTTGATACTGCAACACCCATAACCCACCCATACAGAGTTCCTCCTGAAGTGTCAGTCACCTTAACTACAAACCTTTTTACAGTGGTAGTTAAAGACTCAAACATCTCTTCAAGATTCTTTTTTGGATTATAAATAGATACTGCTGCACTTCCATTTGTTTCTACAACCGCTGTCATCCACTCATCCCCCTTTTTAGGACTTTTATCAGAAAATGCCTCGTAAACTCTGTTCTGAACCTGGCCCCAGTAAGAACCCACTCTAGACCCTAGGGCTTCGATAATAGGCTTTAAAGGAACAGAAGAAACTGAAACAGCACCTGCTGCTGCTTTCCCGTTGTAAGTTAGTGTAGGAGCGACAGATGATGTTTCCTGTGCTTCTACGGAGTCAACTGGTAAAGGTTGACGTGGATCAATAGTGTCTCCATGAGACCCTCTTAATCTATATCCGTTTAGTGATCCTCCCATAGTGTGTTTGGATTATGTAATAATTTACTTGTTTAAGAACTCGAGAATATCTGCTTTTTTTGTTTCATTTGTCACTTCCATACCTTTGTCTTTTGCAATCTTCTTCAAGGTAAAGAATTTCATGCCATCAAAACCATCTTTTTCAACAGGCGCACTCTCCTTTTTAACAGGCGCTTTTTCTTTTTTGAGAGCTTTCTTTTCTTTCAGTGCCTTCTCACGTTTCATCTCCATCAGCTGATGATGGTTGTATGTTTTTCCATCTATTGTCCAGAATTGCATAGTATATGTATTATGTTTTAATTCTTCATTGAAGGCTTGATATTCAAGCCCTCTAGAAAAACTAAGCTATAGCCACCCCATTCGTAGAAACCACATACCATGCACTACCCACAAACTGTAAAAGAACAGAATCTCCTATATCCGCAAATGTAAGAGTTGTCCCTCCAGTAAAGCTTGCTGGTGTTAATGTTGCGTCTCCACCGTCAACCGCCATAACAACAGTTTTCGTCTGTCCATCAGCTCCATCTGCCAAAGTAAAGGCATCAGCACCTGTTGTAGTGATAACTGTTAATGGAGTTGTAAGATTTACTGCTCCAGGGCCAGAAATAGCCTGAGAAGCACCAGCGTAGAAATTACCGTAATTATCTATAACTAGTCGTCCTCCTTGTTCTCCGCCTCCAGCGGTAGCTCCTCCAGATACTTTATATTCAAATTTAGTTCCCATACTGTTTTTATTAATTGTATAGAGATGGAATTTCACTCATCCAGTCCGTTTGACCTCTTGGGTTGAGAGGGGAGTTTAGAGCACTCCCCAAGCTCATGACTAAAAGACTAAGTAGTTCCATCTGAACCGTAGACTTGGAAAGGCATGTTGATCACACCTTGTTTCCAGAATCCAGTACAATTGGACCTAATAGCTTCATTTGTTTGATGTATAGGTTCTCTCATTGTTGGATACTCACCAATACCTACAGCCAAAGGACTGTCATATTTAGTAAGGTCCATCATGAACCAATAGTTTGTGTTTGTGTAAGTAATGTATGGAGTTTCAACCACCATCAACGCACCTTCATAGATATTAATATCATTGACTGCTGTTGGAGTAATTTCATGAGCAAAAAGTCTTCTAGCTTCACGAGAAGCAGCTGACCCTTTCTTCACCACTATACATGTAGGATCAAGAGGATCTGGTTTTCCTGATGGATCAGTAAACCGTCCAAAATAATCATAAGCTGCGTCTACAGCATCAGAATCAAGAGCAGCAGTAACACTATTGTCAAATGTGCCTCCACTTGCCCACGTATGAGATCCACAAACCTCTACTGAATCAGGCGATAAATAAACAGATGTAGAGTCAAAAGCTTCGTTCAGCATCAGATGTGCGTTTGTAAGCATTAGATTCGTATTGTCGATCAAAGCTTGATTTCTTTGACGTTTAAGGAACTGATCTACTTTCCATGTGGAATCTCGACCATCACGTCTGTATACCTTTTCAGGAATAATAATACCTCCACCAAATCTTTTCTCGGTGATAGTCACACTGTAACCATCCTCAAGAGCCATAGAAGGCGGTGTTTCTTGCTCAGCAAGTTCTTTGGTTCCATCGATTCCTTCTGTTGAAGTATAAATTTCAGATACTTCAGGGGTTGTATAAAACTTAATGAACCTTTGGCTCATATATTTTTCTAATTTGTTTTGAATTGCATTGTCAAAAGATTTTCTAATCCCTTTGACGGCCTGCAAAGCGTAATCTGCACTTGTCATGATTAATTATTGTTAGGGATTAAAATAATGGCAAATTGATTCGCACTCTAATCTTCTCTATTGAGGCTGCTGTTCCAGCATTCTCAGAAGCATCTATTCTGAATACGTTCGTTGAACTTGCTCCAACATCAACCAATTGAACAGTTGATGTAACAACTAGATCTACTTCTGTACCTTTTTGAGTAACTGCGAAGGCTGCGTCTCCTGTTCCTTCCAAAACGAATTCATCACCAACAGATAGCTCAATTTGAGTATCACCTGCCGCTGATGCGTTTGGAGAGTAAGCAAGACGTGCTCCTGTAGCAGTACCCTTAACGATCAAACCAGTATCAAGTTCACATACATCACCAGCTTCAATTACTACAGCTGACGCGATTGTACATATCACTGTCCTCAAAAGTTCGTCGCCGACTACTTTAAAGTCCATATTTTTATATTGTTAGGATTTAAAATCCTGGAGGTAAGTCTGTTGCCAGCTTTTTCTCCAAGGCTGTTTCCTCATCATCCTTTTTAGATAGCTTACGTCGTTTATTGTTCCGTGGTGGCATCAATAAACCCTTCTTCCTGCGTTCCGCTACTACAGAATCAAGATCCTTGATCCCCGATAGCTTCATTGCAAGCTGCAAAGCTTTCTTTTTAGAAACTCCTTCTTCAAGTAAAGATTCATATTCAGATTGAATATCGGACATAACGTCAGCAGCAACCTCTTCATCTTCTAGATATCCTACAAGATAATTGAAGTCCTCCTTTTCGCTTCTGGCCTTAAGAGCTTTTTCTACTCTGGCATCTAGTTCATCCTCATCAACCTTTTTCTTAGCTGGCTTTCGGAATTCATTGAACTCCTCATCTTTCTTAAGCCAATCAAGGTTACTAGGCATGTCTTCAAGGGTGGTCTTTCCATCCTTAAGTTTCTTGAGCCAGGCGTTTTTTTGCTGCTCCTTTACCTCTTCAGCAGTTCCTTTTCGATCATCCGAATCATCGGTGTCGGCTGGTGACTTTTCATCATCATCAACAATGTCTGAATTCAGATCATCATCGTGTGTTGTTGGTTCATCCATAGTTTAGGATTATTAAGTAACAAGACTTATTAAAGTCTCTATAACCTAAAAACTCCGTGCAGGGATCTTCAGGCTATAGAGGCCCTAATATTGCACGGATACTATGGTTTCAAGTATCATTTCTTGTTTTTTCTTTTCTTAATTTCTGTTTTCTTTGCTCTTATTACTTCATTTAACTGATGGGAGTCTCTGCATCTCATAAAGAATGAGGCTACGTTTCCAACTACGTGTCTAATCGCTGCCAACTCTTTGTTTGTAAACTCTCTATTCGCTAGAAACTCATACTCTATTCCTGTCAACATTAGCATTATACTCTCTTTCTCCTCACTCCACAAGTTAGCAAACTTCTTTAACGCCTCATCTGACTCTAGTATTTCCTCACATCTCTCTAAATTCTTCCTGCAAGACTTCTTTATATACTTTCGTAAATACGTATCCTCAATGTCTAGTTTTTTAAATATCATAGTGGAACTGGTTGACCAGGGGTTGCTGATGAAACTGTTTGTCTTTGTGTTCCTGCCGCTGCTTCAGGAGCCGCAGGCGTCCCTGGTGATCCAGGAGCATTTGTTTCACCTTGACCAGGCAAGGGAGCCTCTGGCGCAGGTGGTGGCGGCGGTGCAGGTAAATCAATTCCTCTAGCTATTGCCAGTCTCTTATATAGAACATTGTATTCTGGAGATCCTGGTTGAGTAAGTTGTAGTTGGTTCTGCATCTGTGTCATCCTCATTAGATCACTAGGGATTGATCCAGTTCTTGAATTAACAGTCACAAAGTAATTCCCCTCTTTTAGTTCCTTACTTATCATTCCTAGTGTAATTGGTGCTTTAAGTTTTTCGTCGTTAATCTTTGCAACCATGTCTATCGGAGATTTGTTTGAGTTCTTAATATACTCCTTCATCCCCTCTAAAATACATTCAACCATATCCTGAGTCTCACTAGCGTTATACTCCATCATCTGAGTAACAAAAGCATTTGAAGCCTCTTCCTCTGCAATAACCTGCCCTCTTGTGATTCCGCTTCCTCTGTCTACATCATCAAGATAAATACCCATTCTTGCAATTTCACGATACAACGTCTCCCAAACAAGCTTCCATTCATTCACTAGATTCTGAGTAACCAAAGCTTGAGCACCTACACTTTGAGCGCCTCCATTCGGATCAAACTCCATCGCAACAAACGGTTTCTTTCCAGCCTCTCTTGCCTTGTATGCCATTGCCATCTTCTCCACCAACTCGTCAATCTTTCCATTCGGAGCATTAATAAGAGTAAGAGGATGTACATTCTCCTCAGTGTGTCCGACTTGCAGGTTTAATAGTCTTCGAGTAATCACCGCTAAGTCATAAACCATATCTCCTATTCCATAATTAGTGAATCCTTGTTCTGATGGTATACATAAAAACTGGAACACAGGAATAAATGGCTCTTTCTTCTTCATGAACGGGTACTCTTTGTCCTTAAACTGGTCTAAAATGTAAGTTTGTGAACCTGCAAATATCGTGTAACAGGTGGTATTAAGATTATATGCGTAAGCTATCTCAAGAGTTTGTGACTCCTGCCTTTCGTCATCCCTTTCTTCTACTTGGTAACTTCCTGGTATCCTTCCGAACACCTTATTTTCCTTAAGCTCTGGGAACATCCTGTATGCCTCCTCTTCGCTGAAGGAATACAAAACAACCAACTGTTGCGCTGGTCTGACCCCTCTTATTCCTTTACAGAAGTTATCTCCATAAACATCTTCATTCTCTAGAACCCTAAAGTTCAGTGGTATTTGATCATTTTTTCTTTCGTTCTTTCCCATTAACAAAAACGCATCTCCATAAAACATGCTGTTGAAGAATACTCCTCCTTTATCTCTGAATGCAGAATCTAAACCACCTCTATCTATAACCGTTCTGAATCCATCGGTGGTGATTGCCTCCGCTTCTTCTGATCTACTAGATGATTGTAATTGAAAATCAAGGAATTTAACCTTGCTCATCACTCTCCACATACATTGCTGAATAACCTTTGATCCTATTTTCCTCGTTCCGCTGGGGTTAGAACACTCAAACCCTTCTTTAAAAAGTTTTCTTATCGCCTCGTTCTTTACATCCCTTGTTTCCTTGAATGAATAGTTCTCCGAAATTAACCTGAGAGCTATTGAAACCTCATCATCATCGTACTTAGGCATAGACAGACATAAAAGAATATCAACCTATATATACCATATTTTCACCTAACTTTCAATGTATTTTTTATATCCATCTGAATAACTCTTTGCAGAAGTACCGTTTTGAACAGCGTGTTCTTTCATCTGCCAAGCGATCACAACCGCTGTAAGTAGATCAAAATGCCTCGTTATCAATCCAGCCTTCTCGTCTTTCAAGTCTGAATTAGAGTAAGCCTTCATTTCTGCCAAAACGTTCTTGTCATATATTCTAATTAGTCCATCGTTATAATCTTTCTTGAATTCGTAGAACATATTGTATTTAGTCTTGGAGTTTGTCTCCCATCCCACTTTCTCATTCAGCCTTTCCTTTGCATTAGCTATTTTCTTTCCTCTGTATATCCTTGGGTAATCAAGTTGTTTTAATGTTGTTATCACTGTGCCTCCGCACTTATTGTTTACCTCTGGTGCATAAACACAATTCCCAAACTCTGCCCCTACTCTTGCAAATTCGTGTGCTGAAAGATCAGGAGCTATTTCGTTGTTTGCATAAGTGACGATTAATTCTCCTACAGTAAAGTCAAACAAGGCCACTGTGTTTGAATCTAACCCCACCCCTTCACTGTGATCACTTCCCATTCCATACCGATGATGTGGTTTGTATCCAGCCCAGTATTTGACTAACCCAGATAGTCTTTTAGGAGATGTACATAACTTTAAGTCCTCTCTTATCTTTTGGTAATCAAAGAAACAGTTTGTAGATTTAGTAGGGTCACACTGATACTCACCATAGAAGTCTTCAGCATCCTTTTTAAGCTGCTCTACCTTGGCAGATGAAAACATACTCCAGGTTACACTAGAATTGTCTTTATCATCGCTCAAAAGAGGCGTAATTCTTGATTCCAGAGATTTTCCCATGAACCACTGAATCGTTCCTTGATCTGATATATAGTTACATGTCACGAAGTAGTTTCCATCAACCGATAGTCCGTCAATAGCCTCAGCGATTCGATTGATAATTGATTCTGTAACCACCATTGATCTAATTGAATCTCTATCTTCAACATCCTCAAACCATATCCAATCAGGACGATAAGCATCTTGAACATGCCCACGCTGTGTTTGTCCGACAGTTCCAGCTGAGTACTTCCTTCCGTCCTTTGTGGTGAAACTCATCATTGTTTCTTCTCTTTTTGTGTCTCCAGCCTTTTCAAACACATCACCATAGATATCTTTCACCTCTACAATTAGATTATAAACATCTGTAACAATCTGTTTTGAGTTCTTTAGGTCCTTTGTCAGCACCTTCATGTACTTCCTGTAGCCATCAGTGTCATTTAATAGCACAAACACATCAAAAAGCTTCTTCAAGCTAGTCTTTGCGCTTCCACGAAACGCCGCTTCGAGCATATTCTCTCCACGATACGACTTAATCATGTCCATAACCATGTCATCATGGAACGGTGCGGCTGGATGAGATAAGTATCGAGGGTAGTTTCCCCTAGCAAATACCTTAAACTTATCTAGAACAACCCTTATGTTAGTATCACTGCTAAACTCATAAACCTTTCTTTTCTCTTCAGGTGTTCCAGTCAGGATGATGTTTTGTATGTAGGCTTTATTCTTTATCATAGGAACTGTTCGAGATACTTTAAAGGTTCTTCTTCTAGGACTAGCTCTTGCGAGTAATACCTCCAAGCTTCTTCCCTATAATCATGGTAGCTGTCAAAGTAAGCTTCCTCAACTGGTCCATGCTTATTGGATATAAGCAACATATCTTCTCCCCAGAAAGCTTTAGCAAAGTCGTGACTAAAGATAATTGAGCAGTAGCGCTCTGGGTGACACCCACATATTATTTTGTCATCATATTTAATATTTATCCACCCATTCTCTTTAGCCTTCTCAATAGCCTTTTTAAGTATCTGTTCTTTAGTCATTTTAGAATTGTTTATTGATCTTGTTGTCTTTAAAGTATCTTTATAAAAGCCCAAAGTGCTATCCACCATAATATATTTTTCACAGCATATATCGCCCTAATCAGCTCCTCATGCTCAGTCATTACCACTGTGCTTAACATCTCTCCTTCAATCATAGTTTTTCAAGTTTACATAAATAAGATTTTAATATTTTTGATGAAACTGTTTTCTTGATACATGTCAGACACACGATGTGGTCTTCTCCTTCTTCCCAAAGCTTGTAGCACATCTCGTGCATCAAGTCACATTTTCCACATATATATTCAGTGATCATGTAGTCCACCGTTTTAGGGTCTTTTTTCATATATTCAGCATGAAATCCACTGTCAATAATAGGAGGAGCCATATCTCTCTGCATCTTTTCCATTACCTCGTTAAAATCACTCCCTTCTAGAATCACTCCACGTACGCACAAAGAATTCCCTTCTGATAAATAATCTAGGTGCTTCTTGATATTCTTCCTGAACTCAGTGACTGTTATCTTTTTCATATGTACACTGTACACGAGCCACGTACAGATTGCAAGAGATTGTCTGTACATCTTGGAGAGGTGCGCCAGAGTCGAACTGGGTTGGGACTGATCAGCTGCCCACACACTACAGAATAGCGGCATCCACATGCTCCACACCTCCACATTAAACATCACCAAGCGCCTTCTTTATCGCTTCTCTCTTCTCGATATTGATAGTTACTTGAGGTTGTTTTTGCTTGTTATCCTTCTCGTATCGACCTTTAAGCTTGTTGTAGATTTCTATTCCACCTTTCTTCGAACCCATATCTGTAGACTGTGAAATAAGAAAGTTAAGCTCTGCATCTACTGACTCATTACTCAATGGCCCTAAATCGAGAACTTCCCTGATTCGCTCTAGTATATGTGGTTTTCGAAGGTTCTCTGCCGCTATAGAAGAGGCCACTGTTCTAATCAATGGCTTGTCATCACTTCCATAAGAGTTCATTGCCGCCTCAGTACCGTTTCCTAGGTTCTGTACATACTCATTGCAAAACAGCTCTTCCTTTTCTGAAAGGACCTTTCCGCTTTTAGTCTTACCTGTTAATGGAGTTTCTCTTGTTTGTTTGGGCATAATTTAGTTATCAAAGTATCTTCCTATTGTTCCTTCTTTACCGCTTAGTTTAAAGATCTTGTGGTCTTCTATCTTTGCGAGCATTTCGTTTTCTGTATGCTTCTTTAGTTTCTCCAGGCTCTTATTGGTTGCTACTATAATCCATTGATTCTCTATCTTTACTGCAAATATGTACGTGTCCTTCATTATTTGGCTGTGAAAAAGTTCCTTACAACGTCTATATCGTCATCTGCGTCTGTTACTAAAAATTCACTTGTGATTAGAAGAGCTGAGACACTTACTGCGTTCTCTAAAGCACATCTTATTACCTTGTGTGGGTCTATTATACCAGCTTCAACCATATTTACCATCTCGTCTGTCAAAACGTTTACACCAATTCCATCTACCTTCTCTAGTTCCTTTATTGTTTTTTCGATTTTGTCGTCTTCGTATCCAGCGTTATGTAATATCTGAGTTACAGTTGCAAGACACGCTGTCTTAAGAACCCTTTCTCCAGCGGTGCTTCCTTTTAGGACCTTAGAGGCATTCAAAAGAGCAACTCCTCCTCCTGGCACCACCCCTTCTTCCATTGCTGATCTAGTGGCGTTCACTGCGTCCTCTACCCTTAGGTTTAATTCTGTTGTCTCTCCTCCAGTAGGTGAACCAATCTTGATGGTTGCCACTCCGCCAGTTAGGTTAGCATATCTTTCTTTAATTTGTTCTTTTTCAATCAAGTCTTCTGCGTTTTCTATTTGACATTCAACTACTGAAACTCTTGCCAGGTAGTCCTCGGACTTCATTCTCTCTTCTCCAACGGTAATAACTAATCCATGCCTAGACATGGACGCCACATCCACTTTCCCCATATCTTCTATACTAAAAGTGTTTAAATGAAACCCTGCCTCTTCATCAACAACCTTCCCTCCAGTTATAGAAGACAGGTCTTTGTATATTTCTGACATATTCTTGTTTGCAGTTGTTGGTCTAAACCAAACCCATTTTATATGTTCTGTGTTCCGTGCCATTGTCATTATCAGCCTTCTGCTTAGCTTTTCCGCTACGATTAAAAATACAGGAACGTTCACGGATGGATGGCCGCCTTGTTCCCCTGGTGAAATAAAGTGCTTAAGAAGGGGGAGCCATTTCTTTTCAAATTCATGATCTTCTGGAGAGTCTTTTAGTACCAACACCCTTGCGCCATTAAGCTCTGTTTTCCATCCTTCTTTATCGTCAAATACACCCTGCATTGGCTGTCCCTCTAGCCTCATTCCGTCATCCCTTTCAATAACAACCCCTTTTTCTGTAGACCCTTGAAAGGTTACCCCCCCTCCAACGCCAATATCCTCCATCATTTCTCCAATTTGCCCCCCAACCTCTTCGTCTTGAGCAGACACAGATGCGACCTGGGCCTTTTCTTCCTGTGTTGTTACGTCTTTTGCGCTATCTTTCAGAGATTTCAAAATATCCTTCATTGCTGCCTCTATCTCTTTTCTTAGCAAAACAGGGTTTGCACCCTCTTCTACCTCTTTCCACCCCTCTTTGACAATTGCCCTAGACAACACTGTTGCTCCAGTGGTTCCGTCTCCAGCAGTAATGTTTGTATGAATAGCTGCGCCCTTAATGAGCTGAGCTGCGCTATCTTTGACTTTATTCTTAAACCCCATGTCTTTTATAATCTTAAACCCATCATTGACAACACTTGGGATTCCGCTTTCGTCAGACAAAATAACGTTCCTCCCCTTGGCGCCAAGTGTAGAGCCAACAACGTCTGCCACCTCGTCAATCCCTTCCATCATTAACTTTCTTGCAGAAGAATTATAAATTTGTTTTTTAGCTGTTCCCATAGTTATTTTTTAATTCCTAAAATATCTTCAGTTTTAACAAACACCAACTCATTTTCTGAGTCCATGTTTGCAATAAAGTGTTTTTTAAAATAAATAATAGCCCCTTTTTTAAGGCCCTTCATTCTTAATTTTTCGCTAATTGTTCCAACCTCTAAAACCCTTCCCTCGTTCTTCATACCGTCTTGCTCAGCACCAGGTGATAGCTTTAAGCCACCACAATCTATTTTCTCCTTCTCAACCAGTACTGTTTTTCCAATTACGGTTATTGAGGGTTGCTTTTTGTCGCTGTTTTGAGTCATAATTTACTTGTTTATATTTTTCTGTATAAACAGAATATTGCTTGGCCTTTAAAAAGTCAAGCTTTGTTCGTTATGAATTCGTGGGTATCTTCTTGTCTGCTGTTAGTATTCTATCTCTTCTCTTCTGTGTTCCAGTAGCCAAACTAAAGGCTCTGTCTATTTCTTCATGTGCTGCAAAAAGTGCTTCAACTGTTAGCTCTTCGTCAGTGTAATTAAATTTATGTCCCCAATCTTCTTCTGTGTTGAATATCTGTAGATTCATTAGTATTAATTTAGCATGATTCGGTGATAAAATCAAGGAACGCCTGGAAGTGCCTGTCGGACATAGCGTCTATGATTACTGTTTCATCAACATCAAAAAGCATGTTCATACTTGCGTGTTCATACCACTTGTCCCACTGTGGACTGCTTAACAATGCACCTGCTATTGTTTGATGGCTTCCTCCGCAGCATTTAGTGGCCCTGGCTAATCTAGTGGAACTACTATCACTAGGAATTATATGTTTATCTTTCATTGTTTCTTTTTGTTAATAAAGTTGTAGTAGTTTTCTTGTTGTTCATTGGCTACAGCGTTGCTTACTGGCCCCTCCCACGTCCCCTTCTTAACCTTCACTGCCTCATAAGTACTATCAACCACCTGGTCTAAAGCCGAGGAAAGAAACCTCTCAAGTGCATCATCGTGCGCTGTTCGTGCAAACCTGGGGTTTCTAAGCCTCCTAAAATCCTCAAGTAAGTCCTTTTTAATTTGTTTTAATGTCTTCATTTCTTCTTAGTTAGATATTCAAAAGCTTTACTATACTTCTTTCCCCATTCTTCACATTCTTCTTTTGTTCGGAAGCATGCACCAGAGGTGGCCCACAAAAACAAGTAGTCCTGCTCGAAACCATCGCTTGCTTTGAGCACCCCATGTTCAAAATTCCAATACCAACACTCCTCCCCCTCTTTAGGAATCCACGCCTTTGCCATGCTCTGAAGTCTCAGTTTGTACATCTCACAAGCCTTTTTTTTGTCTTTACCCCAAAAACAATTGCCTGTGGATAGTGCGTGATTGTCCGCGTCATCGTTCAACCAAATAGTCATGTCCATGTACCCAAATTTATTTATAAATCTATATTCTTCATCTTCCTCTGGCCTGTCCTTCTTCTTCTTCGCATACTTCTCAATAAGGTCATCAGCTACTTCATCTGGTACTTCAATTTGTATTGTTTTCATAGTGTTTATTTATTTAAATGTTTAAATATTTCATCCTCACTTACTTGTAGCAGTCCGTAGTTGGGGCATTCAGGGTGTACACACACATTATACAGCCCATCCTCTGTGTTTGTTTCTATCTCTGCGTTACACTGTAAGCAGTAATTCTTCATAGTGTTTGTTTAGTTAATTATTTATTCATTTCTTTGTATCCATAAGCTAATTTCTTTAAAGCTCCTAGGTTTACACAAGCGTTGTGTTGTGAAGCTTTCTTGAGAACAGGCCAACTATATTTGTTTTGTAGTTCTTTACATTTAGATATACTATATTCTCTTCTAATATATTTATCTTT